AAAAATTATTAAAGTTTTGTTTTGGGGAGATACCCCAGATTGTGCTACTGGATTTGGAGTTGTAACTAGAAATATATTAAAAAGATTAGCCTCGACAGGTAAATATTTAATCGATATTATTGGTATCAATGAACGTGGTGGATATAAAGACCCTGACAAACATCCTTATCGAATTTATCCTGCACATATGAGTATTGAAGCAGATGGAGGGGATTTTCATGGAAGACCAAGACTAGTTTCAGCATTATTAGGAAAAGATCCAGATTTAAAACCTCCATGGGATATTGTATTTCTTTTAAATGATCCATTCATTCTTGAACAAACTCTTCCTGTTTTCAATAAAGGAACAATGAGAATAATTAAAGATTCTCAGGAAATATTTAAAAAATCTCCCAAAGTCCCACCAGAGTTACAATTTAAAACTATTGCATACTGGCCAATTGATTCTGCCGTAAAAGAAAATTGGGTACAAAATGCTATCAGTTTAGTTGATTATCCTGTCGCTTATACTGAATATTGTAAACAAGAAATTAGAAAAGCTGACGTTGGACCACGAACAAAAGTTGTCGACAGAATGAAGACTATTTACCATGGAATTAATACTACTGATTTTCACCCTATCTCTGACGCTGAGAAAAAAGAATTCAGAAGTAAGTTCTTTAATGGTCTTGTTGGAGAGAATACTTTCTTAATTAGTGCAGTTGCTAGAAATCAGATGAGAAAAGATTTGGCTAGAACATTGGCTATTTTTGCAGAATTTCTTAAACGAAGACCAGATTCATTCTTATATATAAATGCCCAAGAAACTGATGCATGGGGTTCTTTGCAAGAATTTGCCAGAAATTATAGAATACTTGAATATGGAAAAAACTGGGGAACTCCAGCAAACTTTAAATCTCATTTAGGAATTTCTTTGGATTCACTAAACCGTGTCTATAACTGTTCTGATTGTATTCTCAGTACTACATTGGGAGAGGGATTTGGATTTTATAATATTGAGGGATTTGCAACAAAAACAGTTGTAGTAGCTCCAAACAATACAACACATCCAGAATTATTTAATTATGATAAAGACGAAGATATCTCTGATATGAACAATATTTGTTCTAAATTAAGAGGTGTTCCAATCGGATGTGGAACAACTTCCAGTGAATGGTACTCAACTGGTCAGAATGACCTTGAAAGAATAAGACCTCTTACTAATGTCGCAGATGCTGTTAAAAAACTTATTTGGGTTTATGACAATCCAGATAAAGTTAAAGAAATCACAGATAGAGCTTATAATTGGGTTCAAGATTATAATTGGGATAAAGTTGCTCTTCAATGGGATGGATTATTAATGGAAGCATATACTCAATTAGAGAAAGAACGTGAGGATTGGAGAAAAAATCCTCCATTAGCAGAAACGGTTCAAAAATAGTATAATAAAGTATGACTATAGGTGCCCCTATCAATAAACATAATTGGCCAAAACTAAAACAGGAGTTTCTTTGCGGAGACTGGATGGAAGTTAGACAATTTTTAAGAGATAAGGGCATCTCGATTAATAATGTTAGTCAAGTATCTGGATGGGCAAAGGAAAAGAAACAATTATCTATAAAAGCAGCCAAGTTAGCTGAGTCTAAACTAATTCGTGATGAATCTGGAGAGATTGTTAAAGTCAGAGAAAGACATGCTAGAATAGCAAGATTCATGCAACTTAAAAGTATGGAAGTTATAAAAAAGTCAGATTCTAGTAATCTTTCTCCAGATGAAGCTAGAAAAATGATGATTGCAGGATTGGACCAAGAAAGAAAAGCTCTAGGAATTGACGGGAATAACTCTGGTGGAGGAACTTCCTTAACTCAGATAAATGTTAACTTAGCAAAAACAAATTTAGATAAATTAGTAGAGGGATTAAATTATGAAGGAATTCTCCAACTTATTGCAGACCTTAAGCGAGAGCGAGATGGACGTTTTATATCAGCGACTTCTAACAGTAGCCCAAGAAAGGCTCAGGAAGGAGAAATTATCTGATTATTCATCTTGGGTTCGAGCTGTTTGGGTAAATTCACGTGGTAAACCACTTAGTTTTGATGACCGGCCTTATTTAGTCGGTATTTATCAGGACCAGTATCCAAATATTGTTTATACTAAATCTGCTCAGATTGGTGTTTCTGAACGTTTAATATCTGAAGCAGTTTGGTTGGCAGAACAACGTGGTTTAAATTCCATGTTTGTTACCCCAGCACAATCTCAACTTCAGGATTTCGTTCAAGCTCGTTTAAACCCCGTTTTGGAAATGTCTGAATATCTTAGAACACGAATTGAAGATGATGACATTAAAACAAGAAAACTAGGACTTAAAAAAATAGGTAGAGGACATATTTATTTTAGAGGTTCTCAGAACCAAAAACAAATTATCTCAGTCGATGCCGATATGGTTATGCTTGATGAACGTGATCGTTTTGTAGAAGATAACGTCCCATTTATTGACAAACGTTTATTAGCTTCCACTTTAAAATGGCGAAGAGAGGCTTCTACTCCAACATTACCAAATTGGGGTATTCATAAGGCTTATCTTGAATCTGATCAACGTGTTTGGCAAGTACAATGCAAAAAATGTAAACTTTGGCAGGAAATCGATTTCTTTAAGAGCGTTGACATGAAAGATAAAATATGTCGTTGTATTGAGTGTAAAAAACCAATTGATAGATTATCTCAAAACGGAAGATGGTTTATACAAAATCCTAGTAGTTTAATTCATGGTTATAAAATTTCTGGACTTTATAATCCAATGGCAACTATTCCAGATTTAATTAAAAAATATAGAAAAGCACAAGTAACAGGATTTTCAGCTTTGCAACAATTTTTTAACCAAGATTTAGGGTTACCTTATGAAGTTGAAGGACAGAGAATCACAGTTCAAGAACTTGATGCTTGTCAAAAAGATTATCTTTTCCCATTTAAAGACGTCAATGAAATATTTGCTGGAGTTGATGTAGGTCCAGAACTTTCTCACGTAACTGTCTTAAAAAGAAAAGAAAATAATCAATTTCAACTAATATGGGCTGGAAATGTTAGTAACTTTTTTGGTCCCCAAGACTCCATTGAACAGGTTATGAAAGTTTATAACGTAAAGGTATGTGTTATCGATAAAAAACCAGAAACATCTAAAGTCCAAGAACTAATTACAATGTTTCCAAGTAAAGTTTATGCTGCCATTTATTCTACTTCTGATTTTTCTGTACAAGAGTATACAATATGGGATGATGTCAAGTTTGAAGTAAGACTTGACAGAACCATATCTTTAGACTATCTTATAGCAGATATCCAAAATAAAAAATTGGAATTACCCAGGAATATTAATACTGTGAGTGACTTTTATGACCAGTTGAGAGCATCAACTAGAATCACAGAAAAAAATAATAGAGGACAGAATATATCGAGATGGATAGAAAAGGGAGCAGATCATTACTTCCATTCCCTCAATTATGCAAGAGTGGCTCAGTCGAGGGGAGTCACAGGAGAGGCTTTACTGAATTACTATAGTGATCCCGAAGAAGGTATCACTCCAGGGTTTATACACTGGTTGAGAGCTAATGCAGTAGGTTTAAAAACATGAACACAATTTGGACAAAAATACTAAAAACGGCTTTTAGCCCTATCATCAACGATGAAGTTGATACAAAATTAAAAAAGATTAAAGAGGATATAGTAAATACTGAACTTAACAAAATGTCTTTTAATCAAGATATTGCTAACTTGAGTGGAGTTGGTAAAATAAGTGCCAAATTATTTCCAAAAGGAGTTAACTTTGAGACGTTAAGACAATTTTCTATTTATTATCCAATTCTTAGAGCGTGTGTAAATTATCGTAAAAGACAAATAACAGGATTAAGTTGGGATATAACTCCAATAGAAGTAAGTGTCGATGAACCACAAAAAAAATCAGATAAAGAGAATGTAAAAAAAGTAAAAGATATACTTAAATACCCAGTAGGAGATAAAACTGTTACTTTTAAGAACTTTGTAGATAAAATAATTGAAGATTTAATTGTTCTTGATGCCACTGCTATCTATAGACGACAAAAAAGAGTAGGTGGTATATATGGATATCTTCCTGTTGACGCTGCGACTATTGAATTGATGGTCCATACTGATGGAACAACTCCAACTCCTCCTGAATTAGCTTATCAACAGAAAGTTAACGGAAAAGTTGTTGCAGAAATGACAACTGATGATTTAATTTACCGTGTAATGAATCCAAGAACTAACACCCCATATGGTTTAAGTTTAGTTGAAACATTGATTATTGTTGTAACAACTGCTTTGAAGGTAAGTTCGTTTAACCTTTCGTATTTGACAGAAGGAAATGTTCCTGAAGGTTTTATCGAGCTTCCAAAAGATATTGCTTCTAACCAAGACCAATTAGCACTTTGGCAAAAAGCATGGGATGCAATGTTATCTGGAGACCCTCGATATCAAAGAAAGATTAAATTTTTGCCTGAGGGTATGAAATGGAATCCTATTAGAAAACCTGAAGATTTCCAATTTGAAAGATTTGAAAAATGGTTACTTCAACAAACATGTTCAGTTATGGAAGTTGCCCCACAGGCAATTGGATTTCAATTTGATAGAGGCAAGGGAGCTACAGAATCTGAAATTGACGTTGGAGAAGCTAAAGGTATGTATCCATTAGCTTCTTTACTTAAAGAGATATTTGACCAAATGATACAAGAAGATATGGGATATACTGGACTAGAATTTGTCTGGACAAATATTAATCCTACTGATAAAATTGAAGAGGCAAATGTTTTTGCCAAATTAGTTGGTACAGGTGGTGTCTCCGTTGATGAATGGAGAATTGGACAAGGTATGGAACCAATCGGATTAAAACATTATATTATGACTCCAGTAGGACCTATTTTTGTTGATGATTTAATTAAACAATCTGCCGAAGGGAATGCCATATTACCTCAGTCTTATTCAACTACAAATCCAGAACCAGCAGGGGGAGGAGCCGTTATTCCAAAATCTCCAACTACTCCATCAGCTAAAACTCCAAGTTCGGCAGAACCTCCAAAAACTACAAGTGTTGCCACAAAACTAGAAAAAATTTCTAGAATTGAAATTGTTGACGAACTTAAAAGATGGAAAAGAGCTGCTGTCAATGATATGAAACAAGGTCGTGGTTTTCGTGATTTTAAAACGATGGTTATCGAACCACGTACTAAAAAGATACTTCAAGGTGGATTAAGTACTATTAAAACTAGAGAAGAAATTATAGAATTGTTTGATCCTTTCATTGCTAGAGAAAATCAGATTGTAACATCTGTTATGGATCTTTATGATGAAATTCAAGATGTAGTAAAAAATGAACGAAAAACTTTGGAAAATTAAAAGTTCTATAGAAAAATTTTTCTATAAAACTAAAGTTAATATATTTCTATTAAGGGTTCTTGAAAGTCCAGAAAGAATGGCTTTTAAGTCTTTAATGAAATCAGCAACAAAACAACAATTGCAAGTATTTACAAAAAAAGAAGTAATCAATAGAATCATAGGGTTAGAGAAAGGTATGATTGATAATCCTGAATTATTAGATGGAGTGATGCACAATTGGTTATTTTTAGCATCTATAGTTGATGAATCTGATATAACTTCATATTTAATATTTGCTGCAAATAATGGTGGTCAGTCAGCTTTTGATAAGTTAGGAATCGATAAAAAGTTTTCACTTACTAACGAAGGGTATATAAAATCACTAAATCAAAGGTCAAAACAATCATTGACAATGATTGAAAAAACAACTCAACTTTGGGTTGTAAAAACAATTAGAGAATCACTGAAACAAAACTTATCATCTGAAGAAATAGCCAGACTTATAAAAAGTTATGTGATTAAAATATCTAAAGAAAGAGCAGATTTGATATCTGAACATGAAACGGCTCTTACTATGGGAGAGATGGAAGCAGAAGTATACAGACGAAGTGGAATTCAATTAATAACGTGGGTCACTGCTAACGATGAATTAACTTGTAATATTTGCATGGGTAATGAAAAGGCTGGAGAGATTCCAGTCGGAACCCTATTTCCTAGTGGAGTATTAACAACACCAGCTCACCAGAGATGTCGTTGTTTTATGTTACCAATTATTCCTACTAGCATGAACAATATATGGGATGGCCAATGAATGAAGAGGAACCAGATGTTCCAGATATATCAGAAAGAAGAATAAAAAAACAACTATATTTTGAATTTCTAGCTGATTTTAAAGAAAACATAGTTGATTATGTAAGAGAGTCCGTAAATCAATTAAGTATTTCTGAAATACCAGTAAGAGGAACAATTAAACTTTGTGATGGAAACAGTCACGGATATATTAAAATAAAAAATCAGGGGATGATAAATTGTTATATATCTACTAACGGTCAAGGAGGATTTCAACTTGCACCAACTGAAACAGCAGAATTTTTTGTAAATAATTGTGTTTATGTAACAACTATTTCTGGATATACATCATTAGGTTTTATTAAGTCTTGACATTTGTTTAGACTTATGTTTACAATACTATAGGGTTTCAAAGAAGTATCCAGACTTCTATAAAGTATCCGCACTTAACGAACCACCGTCTTTTCGGTGGTTTTTTTTGGTTAAAAAAAATTATGTGGCTAAAATTCATAAAAGATTGTGAAACAAATAAAAATGGAAATATCGTTTGGACAGACGATAATTCATCCGCTCAAAAACAGGTAAATGACGGTAATGCGGTCAGGTGCCTTGGTCCAGAGGGAGAGATATTCGAAGATTCTTCTCCAGAAAAAATAATAGATCAACTTTCTTCAGAAAGAGGTGTCGCTTATGAGGAAGAAGAAGCCTTCATTAGACAGAATAGAAAACGTTGGTCCAATGATGATAAAAGAAGAGCTTCTCTGGGAAACTATATAGATGATTCAGAACTTTAATTACCATTATTAATTATTAATTACTTTAGGAGGTAAAAAATATATGGCAGCTACATTTAGTGTTGCACAACAATACGGTACAGGAGCAGGGTCAGTTACTCTTTTGGGAGCTACAGGTTCTCTTTGGTACTTCAAACAGGCTACATCAGCTGGTACTGGTGATTATAATACAGCAGGATCGAATATCCCCGCTGGTCAGAATTCTTTTGGAATTCATTTAAGACCATACTTTTCGACAACTGCGACTAATACTTTTAGTAATATTCGCTTTTATCAATCGACTGCATGGACTTCTACAACATACAATGCTGTAGGGACTAGCAATGCTGGTTATACTCAGTCTACAAGTTCTAGTACCGCAATCGCTGACGGCGGTGGTTCTAGCGTTGCAGTTCCAACTGGTTCAGCAACAAACCAAGCTATCGCATTGGGTACTCTTACCCTTGGAAATGCTTCTGGTTACGGACCTTCATTCTTGAGAGTCCAGTTGACTACAAATTCGAGTGCTCCAGCAGGGGATACTCCGTTCGGTGGGTTAGATTATATGTGGGCTCACCTTAAATCTTTTCTGATTAATGGGAAACATCTCTTGTTAGAGAGACAATCCTCAACAAGCAGGTTTTTAGCCGTGCAGTTGCAGAGACTAAGTGAAAAGACTAGTTCTATCTTTGTAGAATTAGATGCGATAGTCCGATCTATACAGCAATGTATAGAGATAAGCAGAAATGACTTATCCTTTGTTAAAATATAACAAAGTAACAATAGACCATGACACATGGGTCTACGATGAATCTTAGGTTCAAACAGGAAACTGACTAATCTGGTTGTTTAGTCTTTACATGGTTGTATAATCATGGTATAATACCCTCAGTTATAATATTGAGGGTATTTTTATGGAAAGTGAAGAAATTAGACCAAATACAAAAGGGAATAAAAGACAATGGGACGTTGGTAGTTCTAATCAAGAAACTAAAATAACTAAAAGAAACAAACTAAAAGGTAAATTTTTTGAACACAAAAACGGTAACTATCACCCTTCTGTTGCTGTAAATTGTACAACTTGCAATAAATTATTTAAAAAGAAATATTCAATGTGGAAAAGAAGTATTAGTAAAAATTTTTATTGCAACAAAGAGTGTAATCCAACATTTATCAAAAACGGTACTAAACCTTGGAACTATGGCAAAACAAATCCTCTTCTAGATTTTAATTGCCCTGAATGCGATAAAATTTTCCAAGTCCGTCAACTAAGTGGTGAAAGAAAACTGCCAGAAAAAATATATTGTAGCCCTAAATGTGCTCTGTCACATTTAAACGAAGGAGTTATTTTCAAATCTAGAAGTAAATATAAATATTCACCTTATTATGGTCCTGAATGGGTTATTATAAAGAAAGCAGTAATGGTTGAAGAACCTAATTGTAATGTCTGTTGTTCTATCTCAGAAAGTGATATTGACCATATACAACCATTCGATACTTTTAATAATCATATCGAAGCCAATAAACGTATTAATTTATGGAAAATTTGCGATAGATGTCACGGTATAAAAACTAGGTATGAAGATAAAGTTGGAGTTCAAACTAAAGAATGGTGGATTAATTTTATAAAACAAATAGTCAAAGATAAATTGTGGACAAAGTCGTTACAATAAGGTATAATCTACAGAATGGCAAAAAAAGAACAAGATGTTCCAAAAATGGCTTTGAAACAAGAAGTGTCCGAAGTTGAAATAGATATTCAGAACCCTGATCCACCATTACCAGGTCTTAGACTTAATCTTGGAAGCGGAATAGATTATAAAGAAGGTTTTATAAATATAGATTTGTTTGATACTTCTGCTGATGCCTCATGGGATATTAGAAAATTACCACTAAACAATGGTTCTGTATCTCAAATTATTGCCTATGATGTTATTGAGCATATTGGATACAATGATATTGTTCCTATGTTTAAAGAATGGCATCGAGTTCTAAAAAATGGTGGAGAGGTAATTATCCTTACTCCAGATATGGTTAGTGTCTGCGAAAACTTTATCAAAGACCCAGAAGACGAATGGTCTTATGGTCCTATATATGGGAACCAAGATGGAGAAGGACAATATCACAAATGTGGGTTTACTCCAAAAAGACTTTTTAAGTTATTTGGTTATGCTGGCTTTAGAAATATAGGAACTGCTTTCTTTCCAAATGGAAACGTAAATCATATATACTGTAAGGCTACAAAATAATATTTATTAATTAATTAAAATATGCTTGATGGAACTTTCAGATCTTATTTCGGTGCTATTGCTGTCCCTATCCTAGATAAAGGTGACGGAACAATTTCAAATGTTACTCATGATTGGGCTAATGCTACTTCTGGTTTAGGAGGCGGTTTAGCCGTTACTGTTTTGCGTCTACAAATAAAAAATAGACGAGTTGATGTCGCTAAAGAAAGACTTGTAGAAATGGCAATTGCTAATAATTGTC